TTGACGGCGTGAAACTGCTCCATCAACCCTGCAGCCGTCTTGCCTGGTCCTGCCGCCCCGCCTAAGAATCCGTAAGGCGCTGGCGACTCGTGGAACCTGCGCTGAAACGGGTACGGATCGTAGATGTCGCGCATATCGAACACGAAGCGATCTGCGCCGGATCGGATGTCTTGGATGGTGCGCTTCTCAGGCAATCACGCACCGGCAAGTCAGGCAGTAGCGCCCTTGATTGGCAATACGGTGGCCCTCATGGTTGCCAGCATCTTCTGGTACCGCTCCACCTTCGGGTTGGCGTCCCAATTCTCCCCGTCCAGCCAATTCAGACCGCATGGGTTGCACCGGATGTAATCGCTTCTTTGGACTCTTGGCGTTCCGCACTGCGGGCACGGTGGGAGGGTTCCCACTTCCGCTAGTCGTTCCTGTCTTGTCTGCTTCAGAAGGTCGATGAGTTCCACGTAATCTCCAAGCGACTACCCAAGCCAAGCTGCGCTCTTCTCGCTTTGCTTCGGCTCTGAGTTCTGCAACCAGATCGGCTGGTAGTCTAAGTGAAATGTGTTCGGTTGTGTTCGCCACGAACACATTGTAGCACTCATTACCTCGCGATAGTGATCGTCGTCGCTCCCGGATCGGAGGCGCAGAGTACGCGATAGAACCCAAACGATGCCGGAAAGCTCACGGCTGTATTGGCTGCGACCGTAACTGCTGTGCCGAGATAGCTATACGCCTGGTAACTGGCTTCAACGTCCTTGCGCGCATATTCAACAGTCAGTGCAACAGCTGATTCATTGGCGATAACCAACAATTCGGAAGACAAATCCGCCGAAGGACCATAAGCCACGGCAATGGTCTTCAAGCCTGTAAGTGATGCGCTTGAAAGGGTTATCAAGTCGCCAGGCGTGATCTCTACTGCCTTGCCATCTGCGTATGCCGGCATCTATTCTCCTTGCTTCGGACGGGGTACTGAGCTGATGATCTGCAGGCCTAAGTGCAATGGATTGTCTGCGCTATCGCCTGGTGTCTTATCTCGCCATTCTGTTGGCTTGCGGTTCTTCAGCCAGAAGATCATCGATGTTGGATCGGGCGGTACATGCTCACGGAATGTTACAGTTACAGGCGTTCCGTCTTTGGCGAGGAAGATCTTTACTGCATCTCGCTCGTAGCCCGTAGCGCGTTCAAACAGCGAGCGTTCTACCCGATCATCCGCTAAAGGCTTGTTGGTCTTTATGGCGTGAAGAAATTCTGGATAGCGAATCCGCCAACTGTAAATAGTTCTTACTGTAACTCCAAACTCATCAGCGAGTTCTGCATCTGTTGCTCCTGCTGCACACATTTCTTCAGCGCGAGTAGCGAACTCTGGTTTGTATTCAGAAGGTCTGCCCATGACACGTTATGCTGCGTTCTCACAGTTTATTGCAAAGAGGTTCGCATCTCTTGCAAGCTGGCGCTCTTCATAGAGATGTGGGAGGTTGATCACTTTTAGGCCGTGACACTCTGCGAGAGCGAGGGGTTCGATTAACCTGGCTTGCTCGGATCGTGCGTTTACTCTTTCAGCAAGCGTGAGATCCCGGATCGTTTGTCCCTGCACGACCCAGCAGGAGATGCACTGATCGATGCGGTTCTCTGCCTGAGAGCGCTTGAGACGGAAGCCGGAGGTGAGATTGGTTATGCGCAAGCTACGTGCCTTCAGGCCTTTTGTCGAGGCCGCTTTGCGCTAGAAGTTCCGCCACATCATCGACATGCAGACAGTCACACATGCAGGCGTATTCGTTCGATGATTGCACGATGGCGATATTGCCGTTGCAGTAATCATTGCCGGGAGTTGCACTGTGAAGCACGCCGAAAGCTTCGATCTTTCCGCCATTCAGCCGAACAACCTTGTCGCCGTTCTTGGCTTCGCGTCCATTCCGATAATGCATCTAGTCCTGCCTTTCCCTGTCGTATTGCGAGAGCGTGGGAGTGGTTTTCACACGGATACCGCCTATCTGCGGCCAAAGCTTGACCCTGGGGCGCTTGCTAGACGGTTTTGGAGACTCTGAGGGCTTAGTTGTCACGGGGACTCGGCATGATCCTGTTTCCGAGCATCAGGGGCTTCTTACCGCAAAGCCTAGGGTTTTGTACGGCTGGATTCGGGTGTGAATATAGCAAAGCAGAATTATTTGTCAACAACTTTGTATATACATTACAGGCAGCAGTGATCTTTGGAAACTCTGTGCGCATTTTGTGCTTGTATTTATCTAGCCGGTTAGATATTATGTATTTGCAAGTGAGGAGAGACGAGATGGCCAAGTCTTACGAAGCGAAGATGAAGAACTACATCGCAGTTAACGGCAACACCGCTCGCGTTTACGTTCTTCAGGGCGCTCCCAAGTTGGCTGCTGAGTTCGCCAAGGCTGCTGCTCACGGCTTGTTTATCCTTCGCCCCGATCTCAAGCAGGACTACCCCACTGGAACCTATTCTGAGTGGGGCTATGCTGGGGAAATTCATTCTGAAGGTGGCCGCTAAATGACTATTGTTCTAGCAAGAGACGCGCATGGACGCGAGGTACTTTGGCAGTGCTCTACGTGCGGTAAGCCGTTCAACCTCGGATGGGGATCGCGGTGCAATCGCTGTATCGAAGACGACCGCAAACACAATGAACTGATAGCCGTTATGACTCGACACATATGGCAGTGCGACACATGCCACAAATACGTCAAGCCGGGAGTATCACGCTGCTTAATCTGCTCTGTAGATAAGAGTGCACGATGAACTGCCCCCACTGTAACCACCCGCTCGACCATGCCGAGTTACGCAGGGCGCTCAACAAGGAACTTGCAGCGAGGCCCAGACCTAAATCAGTTGGCAACCGCAGGAACCCAGCAGGAAGGCCGAAGAAGGAGAAGAGAGATGAATCTAGCAACGTTTGCAAATGACAGGTTGGCAATTGTGAAGCGGGAGCCGATGGGAAAGATAATCGACCGTACAAAGTCTGTTGGCAAGTAGGGCGGCTCATCTAAGCCGCCTCTCCCCTTCAAAAGTTTTCCTTGTAGAACTTTGCAATGATGGCTTCGATGTTCTCGACCCGCGTTGACATGCCCTCTCCGTCATCCTGCTCGATCCAAACATGAGTGCGGGGCTCGAATGGCGGCTCTTTGCCTTCAGGAACCTCTATGAGCGAAAGAGTGTACTTGCCTATTTGCAGCATAGAGTCCTCTCCCTCAAAAGCGATGATGCCAGATGACTTCCCGCTCATCTCTGCGTCTGCGCTCGTGATCCAGGGTAAGCAGCCCTTGGATTGAATTCTGCAGGCGCTTATCCCTTGCTGCTGCTTCAAAGGCTTCTCGTTCGTGCAGCTTGCAGAAGCCCTGATCCCCTACATGGCGCAGTGCTATGTTTCCACAGTGGCAGGTCATTGCTGCGCCTCAGATTCACGCTCTAGGTGCATGGCTTCAATCGCTTTATTGGTTCCGTTTCTCTCCATCGCCCCAGTCGGCATTGTTGAATCGTTATGATTGCCTTCGTGCCCTCGAAAGCGGTCGCATACTCGGGGGCTATGTGGATCTCGGAAGCAGCAAAACGTCGCTGATTGAGGCGGAAGGCTTGATAATTCTCGGTTGTTTGCAACTGCCATGCTTAGAAACTCTTGTTCCGTCATTGCTTTCCTCCGTACATGAGCTGGCCCTTCATTGTGCGTTGCCCTTCTCGCGGGTGTCGCGGTCAAGCCATTCTTGGCTCAGCCAATCGATAAGGAAATCCAGCCGCCTGCTCTCCTGCTGAATTTGCCCTCGAAGTGAATCTATTTGGCTTGTCTTTGTTCTCAGCGCCAAACGCTCATTGTTGGCAAGGTTTAACGCATCAGTCAGCCTCTCCACCTCTGCGGCGAGGTCGGCGATGCGCTCGATGAGTGCAATCTCAAAATTGAATGTCGGCGGATAAACGTGGTCTTTGTGCCCATGCCGAACACTCAGCAGGTAGTGGTAGCGCTCGGCTAAATCACTCGGTATCTGTCTCTCGACGCCCATCACAGTCTCCAATACACGGTCAATCTCTTTGTCTGCATATGCCCTCAAGTCTGCGCGGCTCACGAATCCGAACCGCTTATGGCACACAATACACTCGCCCCAACAGCCAGTATCGTCAGACTGAGTTACGCATCGGCAGAAATGCCACTTCCAGAATTTCCAAGTCACTTACTATCCCCTGTTTTGCGCAGCGGTCCCACCGATAGACATTTACGCTTGCCGCAATAGGATGCCCATCCATAATCACCATTGTCGGCATACATCGGCACTGGCCCCAAAGGCTTACTTCCACAAAACGGACAACTCTTCAGTTCTTCCATCTCATCCTCTTTCCTGCTTGCGTGTAGCGAGCAAAGCGTTTACTCGACAGCGCTGCATTACCTGAATTTCCCTTCCTAATCCACGCGCCAACTGATGAAATTTCTCCCACTCCTCATCGCTCGCAGGCATGTAAGCGCGTTCTAGCTGGGCCTCAAGTTTGGCTGCTTGCTGCCCAAGATCGGCATGGGCGGTGCATAGCGCGTCAAATCCCGATTGCAGGCGTTCTAGCTGGGAGCGGAGTGCGTCGATTTCAGGCTGACGATAGAGATTCACAACCTTGCTCGCATTTGCTTCCTCTAGCTGCTCTCGCAGTTGACGGGCCTCTGATTCTGCCTTCTCAACACGTTCTTCTGGAATTAACTTCCAGCCAGTTGTTTTCACTCCAGCCTTTTCAGCCTTGGTAATGAAGCATGCGGGACACAGTATTCCCGCTTCATCGATCAGGTTCCACAGGTCACTGTCCGTGAACCATGTTGGCGAATATACGCCACAGATTTTGCATGTTTCTGGTATCAGAAGGTAATCCGGTATCGCTAGATCAGCCATGGCGCTCCTCCGTTCTCTGATGGTGCAAATAAGGTTTCGCGCTATCGATTTTTAGCCGTTCGCGTTGGAGAACAGCGCCTTCGGCCACATCGCCCTCTGAGATCATCAACGTAATGATCCAGCGAAGATCGCCAATCTCTTTTGCAAGCAGGCCACGATTACTGATGGGCGCCATCACTACTGGGTTGTGCGACGTGTACCCATGCCGCAGAATCTTGCCGACTATCTGAATCACCTCAGCGGCTTCTTCGGCAAGAATCGCTAGCCTCTCCACTTCCGCAGGAATCAAACCGTTATCGAAATCAGCCACGTTGTTCCCCCTTCTCTGTCTCTGCCAGTGCCGCGATCCTGCGTTCGGCTTCGGACTTTCCATCGTTGCTTCCCACCCTGAACCGTAGGCGGTGCTGTATCCATGGCGGCGGAAGCGCTCAGGGGTTCTATACTCGAAACACACGCGTCCGCTTCTGACTTTCAGCGCCCTCTCTAGTACGCCCATGCGCTGCTCCAGTGCTGCGACTTTGGTGTTCGCTGAAGCGCATTCGATGCTTTTCTGGCGCAGAGCCTCGCAGACACGGTTAAATGCGTGTTTAGCTAGCTTGTCAGGGTCTAGCCCATAACTGCGAATCTCAGCATCAAGTTCTTCGTCTGTCATGGCTTCGATTTGGCGCATCGCTTCCAAATCTCGCTTCGCAATTCGCGTTCCCATCTCTCTCCCCCTCACACCCAATAGCACGTACAGCCCGGTTACTACTCAGACGTCAGCGCCTTTTTGAGTTTTTCCTTTGTGATTTCCATGTGGCCTTTATCCCATGCTTCCGCAAAGTCGCAGTCAGCCTCTGAGCATGACCATCCGGCTTGGCAAAGCACCTTGCAAAGCCGCAGAACTTCAACACCGCTCATCTTCACTGCATCCCAGCACCAATTCCCATACCACGATCTGTAATGAGCGCAGCGGAAGCGAAACCGCGCTACTTTAAAGCCAGCCGTCTCGCGCGAATCGTGAGGCTTTGGTGGATCTTCTAGCCATGCAAAGCGCGGCATGGGGTATGTGCGCGGTTCAAGCGTTATATCGCAGCCTTCGGAACCGTGAATTTCAATACTCGCTACTTTGCCATCAAAGATTCCGTTGTCTGGATTGTTGCAGCAAATACTTACGGTAATCACGTCTCCATCTCCTCTTCACCCACACCAGTTAGACCCAATACCACGTCACCCTAACTTCTACTTTCGGCTCGTGCACCTTCTGCCACGTCAGATAGCCCAGCTCTGCCACTAATACGCCGATCACCACAAAGAGCAGCCAGCGAGGTAGTAAGCGCCTCTTCATGCGACACGCATCCGATACAGCTTGTCGGCAATCACCATCATGCGGATCACCTGAGAGTCGTTTTCACCTTTAGGTGGCTTTCTCATGGCACGAATCCGCCGATTTACTCCCGCATGGGCTTCCTTGCATTCAGTGCAGCGGCACCCGCGCATGTACCTGGAATTAGTGCCGTGCCTCGATTTCATTTCTGCCAGAATCCTGTTGTATTCGCTATGCGCTTGCTTGCATTTGTCGCACCTGCATCCCCGGTGATACTGTCTGTCCATTCCGCAGACCGTATCCGGCTTCCTAGGTCTTGCCATCACTTGCTTTCCTTTCTAAGCAGAATCAGCACATCATCGAGGCTTGTTGCGCGAATGTAGTCATGCCCGAGCGCTTCAACCAGATATGCGAAGTTCTGCTGGGCAATGCGCTGCTCGGGATTGGTCTTTCCCTTTTCGCGCTTGGTTTCAATCCAGATCGGCAAGCGATGTGGCACATAGAGCACGAGGTCTGCGGTTCCCGCTGGGCAGAGGCGAATGAATCGCTTGCCGCTCTTGATGAGTCCGGAATTGAGCCTCATACAGAAGTAGCCGGCGTTGGTCAGAGCATCCTGGATTGGCTTCGTTACACTCTGTGTTTCGCTCACAGCCCAAATACCTCCCTCACCGCCATCCAGCGGTACCAAAGCAGGTAAATCACCAAGCAGTCCACTGCCAAGCTGCCCACAGTGACACCAAGCCAGACAAAGATCATCGGCCAATCAATCGAGTACCGTTCATAGCGCTTCAGGGAATACAGGCGTGGTTGCATGGTGCCTCCTATGCAGGTTCTTTCTCTGTTGCCCACGATGGCATATCACGAGTCGAAACCATCTCGCTTGGGCCTTCATTAGCCTCGTCAACAATCACGGTCATCAGGGCACCGCAGATCGGGAATCCGTCTTGCGTCGGTCTGCCGTTCACTCGCTTCTCGCAGCGACGTTCAAGCGATGCACCCTGAATCGGAAAACCAGACAGCCGAGCCTTGCATGATGGGCACTGCCAGAGCACTAGACGTTCACCTTGAGCTTTCTTCGCGTTGATCCCGCGTCTCGCCTGTTCGCACAGCGGCTTGAGTTCTGCTGGAGCAGGAAGCCACTTACTGCACACCTCGCCGCGCTCATCGCAAGCCGTCGATGCCCACCACAGCGCCAGCCCTCCGCGCACATCCTTCGCATCGAAGGAGCCGAGAGTTTCTAGCCATGCCTTCGCTTGCGCCGGATCAGGGACAGGTCGGTTGACCGCAGTTCTGCAAGCCTCTTCGTAAATCTGTTTCATTTCAGCGGGTTTCATTGCGCCTCCAAGCGTTGAAAGTCTGCCCATTCCGCCGCTAGTTGCGGGTTCTCTGTGCGCTTTTCCTTCCACGGCCACGTGGTCTGATCGCGCCAATCGCCCTCGCCAAAGAACTTCTCTAATCCCTTGACGAATTGCAGGTTAGGCTTTGCCAGTTGAAAGTTTTGGTATGCCGTGATCATGCTGTCGCGCACTTCGTCTGCGGACTTTCCTGCAACCATCTCGTTGCGCGATATTTCCTCCAGCACGATGCGAAGATTGCGCCCGGAAATTCGGGTTTCCTGCATCACGGCAGAGGCGACCATCGACGGACTTATTTCTGCCTCTGCTGTCTGTCTCTTATCTGCCTCTGTCTCTGGTGTAGCAGGTTGCTCCACTTTTGCTAGCACCTTGCTAGCGTCGTACACTATCCACGCTCTCAACCTGTCGAGCAGTTCGCTAGCCTTCTTGGGAGCTAAGCGGAGACGAAAAGCCAAGTCCTCAACAGGTGGAAGATCGCCGGTTTCGCTCTCGCTAGCAATCAGCCAGATAGCGACTAGGCACTTGGCGTCTTCACCCTTCAGCGCCCAGAACGCTCGATCATCAAGGAGTGAGTGATAGAGCCGTATCCACGGCGGCCTGCGATCCTTGTAATGCTGAAACTTCTCCCAGTTCTTCGGCCTGATTATCAATTTGCTTTCCCCCGAGTAAGCAACCCAAACATCCCTAGTAGTGCCCCTACTGAATAGCCTCTGGGCCGTCTAAACCCTTTTGTTCAAATAGCGGGGAAGCGTGTTTTTCAAGCAGGGCTTCGGCGAAGTTTTCGAGGTCGCGCTTATAGCAACCGTGACGGGAAACAATATCGCGAAATTCTTCGATGTCATGCTTGCGGGTGCGCCAAACTCTGCGGTTGCGCTCATCTCGAATAGGTTCGCCGTCCTCATCGAAGGCACCAGCCGCGTGCATCATCTCGTGGTCTAGAAGAGCAATCTTTCTTTCCTTGCCGAACTCCGGATCGTCCCAAACCTCTCGGTTGAGAACGATAATGAAGTCATACGGGGCAAACTCTTTGTTGAGATCCGTCACTCGTATGCACTTTCCTAGGACCAAATGCCCATCTACATCAGCATTGGTATGGTTGCGCCACGCAAGGGCTACCTTTGCGGCAATGGTTTCGTCGTGCCAATCTCTGCGAACCTGCACCAGTAACTTATAGGGCTCGGAATCGGTTGGGGTGATCAGCTTGTAGTTCACTGCTTTTGGCTTCTTTTCCTTTGGCATGTCTTTTTCTCCTTTTCGTGAAGCAACTTATCCATCCCTAGTAGTGATCTGTACAACTACGCCAGAGCCTTGGCTTTTAGCACGGAAAGACGAAATGAGTCCTTTCGGGATGATCAGCGCAGGTAAGCGGCTTCATCTCCGGGTGCTCTTCGTAGTCGTACTGGCCCCAGTTGTTCTCTGTGCCTGCTGGCGAAGTTCTGCGAAGCCAAGCCAATGCTTCCTCTTCAGTGCCCTCTGAGCAGACTTGGCAGTTCAGCAGCTTCATGCTTGTGATCACGTGCTTTTCCATCTATCCCCTCTCCTCCACCTGAATCCCCTGGTTGTGCCCTGCGTGCTCCCTCATGTGGCAGCGATGGCAGAGCGTCCTTACGTTCTCCAGCGTGTCCGATCCTCCAGCGCCTCGCGAAACAACATGGGCCATGTCGTAGGCAAGCGGGTCACCTTCCCATCTCGGCTTCCAGTACGTCTCTAATCCGCACTCCTTGCAGCGCAGATGATCTCTGCCCCAGCAAGCGTGCCTCAGAAGCTCAAGAGCGCGTCCTGTGAGCCTCACCTTGCCCGTGTGCTTGCCTATGCGAACCTCAGGCTTGTTGCGGCGTGCTCTGAGCCGAGTCTTGCGCTGCAAGGGGGTTGAACGTTTCATGCGGCCTCCTCCTTTGCCGCAAGATTTCCCCACTGGTCAGCCATTGCCTCTGCGATGCCGTGTAGCGTGATCGATCGCCTTTGCTGGCGCGTCAGGCCGTTAATGATCCCAGGCGATTCGTAATGGACTCTTGGCGCTCTGCCTTCAACGATGGTTGTCGGCTGCAACTTCGGCAGGTTCTTGAGCCATAGGCAGGTTGCTTTTGTCTCGCCGTGTCCAAACTGCCACGGCTGAATGATCTGATCAGGCTTGCGATAGCGAGTGCTCATGATTCCGACAGGGTTCTCAATCGCTATGCGCGGCACCGGCATACTCACCAGCCAAAAGAAGAAATCCACGGCTTTTTCCTGCTCGTACTTTCGGGAAGCAAACCATCGCGCTCCGCTCACCGCCAGAAACGTGCATGGAGGATGGGCAACCATCAAATCCCATTTGCCGTGATTCGCTGCGATCAACGCATCGCCTGTGATGTGAAACTTGCTCTTATCTGCGGCAGGCAAAATATCGCAACTCCAGGCATCATGCCCCTGCCTGCGAAATGCTTCGCGCACAGCCCCGGAGAACTCGCACGCAACCAGAACTCTCACGCAACCCCCTCTTCCACTCTCTGCACTCTGCGCTCGATAACGGCTTCCCAGTCGGCATCCAAGACTTCCAGCGCTTCCATGCTTGCCTCTAGTTCGGCGTTCAGCTTGCTCTTCGGCGCAGACTTGGCGGGGTACATCCTCCGTAGCGTCTCCATGCGCTCTGCAACGTGCTGCATGGTGTCTGTAGCAGCTTCTTCGATAGCCTCGAACATCTTGGGATCAGCCATCAGCTTCACCCGCAACATGCGGAACTCATCTGGCATCTCGGGGAATATGTCGGGAGGGCAGTAGCTGGCAAAGTATCCGTATGGTGCGCGGTCCATGCAAAGAATCTCTGTCATGGCCTGTGGCACATATTCTTCAGGAACTACGCCATCTTCCAGATACTGCTCATGTGTCTTTGGGAGAGGTACCTTGAGTTCTACGGGGATCTTGATTCCGTTTTCGATTACGTAGCAGTCCGGAGAGCATCCCAGGTAATCCAATGTTGGGTGCAGAATGAATCCTGTTTGCTCAACCTCGCATCCATAGCGCATCCAAAACTCAACTCTGGCTTCCCCCTCGTACTGTGTACCGATCTCCATCGGCTTCGATACAAAGTGATCTGCCGGGACTCCAGTGATCCGTTCCCAGGCCAACTCTCTGACAAGTTCCCAGTGCGCAGCGGAGTAATCACCCTTTACACCGTTCTTAGAAGCGCGGGATAGCTTCGCTATTGCAGCAGCCATCCGTGAGCCCGTAACAATTCCGCACCGTGCCTGATGCCATTCCGCAGTCTGCTGTGTTGAGCAAACAACTCTCATTGCAGCCTCTCTTTGCACTCGTTGTAAACGCGAGTCATGCGAGACTTTTCGGTAGGACTTACTGACGCAGCGTACTTATAGGCATCGGCGAAGATTTGCTTCAACTGCGCTTGGGTATCGCACTGCCTCAGAGCAGCCGCCCACTCATCTAGTCGGATCTCCTGCTCCTCGTTCGGCATTACCGAAGCCGGGGTTACGCCATCTGTATCGTCTTCCCCGATTGCCACGTTGAAGATGGACTTGAGTAGGTAGCGGCGAGCATAGGAATCCAATGCTCCCTCAGCATGTAC